TCCGAGGACGACGGCCCGCCACGCTCCGCAGACGACGGGCCGGTGAGCAACGCCTTGCCGTGGATGTACGCGATGGGGGCCACCAGCACCAGTCCGACCGTGAGCAGGTCCGACGAGGGATGTGCCGAGCCCGCCTGCCGGATGATGATGTACAGCCCCGTACTGAGCGCCGCGATATCCCTGACCACGGGGAACGCGATCGTTTGCCACCATGCGACTGTCGGCCGCCACTTCACTTCGCCTCTCTCTCACGGTCACGAGTACGGGCTGGTCAGGTCCATGGCGACGCCGGGACCGTGTTGACCGTGATGTCCCAGTCATCCCGCGACCTGCTGGCGTATACCTCGGTGAAGCCCCATGCGAGCTGGTCGAGGTCCGCGAACCCGCCCGGCATGCTGCCCACGCCGAACCGGTCGCCGAAGTCGAGCTGCCGCAGGCTCGCCCGCAGGCTGGCACCATTCAGGGTGAGCGCCCACGGCACCTGCGGGAACCGGACGCCGGGCACGGTGCCGCGGGCGAGCTTGCGGTCGGCGATCGCCTGCAGCTGGGTGTCGGCGTTCACGTTGACGGGCAGCTGCGCCGCCCAGGTGCCCGAGCCGCCGGCGGCGGGGTCGCTGACTGACATCTTGCTGCCGTCGTCGAGCACTGAGCGGGCCGAGGAACCGCGCCCGGCCGCGGTCTGCCGGTAGACCGTCACGTCGTTCTGCGTGAACGAGTTATCGAGTTTCGGCGTGAGCCGCAGCCTGGTGCCCCCGCCGGGCAGGTCGTCAGTGCCGGCCGCGGTGAAGTACGCCGCCTGCCCGGTCATGCTCGCCCGGGTCCGGTAAGCGAGCCCGGAGGTTTCCCGCGGCTCGTAGACACCGCCGCCGTCCGCGTCTTCCACCTCCTGCAGCAGCTGCAGCGTGGTCGCGGCCGGCTGCGGGCCCATCGCCTCCGTCGACGACGGGCTCCCGAGCACCCGCGGCCAGATGCCGCCCTCGCCGCACAGGCGGCTGAAGCGGTCCGCGGCGCGCTCGCCCGCGTGCCCGGCCATCGCGGGCTCCAGGTCGGTGACGGCGACCAGCGCGGTCTGCAGGGTGAGGAAGCAGGCGCTGAAGGCGAGGGCCGGGTCACCCATCTCGATCCCGCTGAGCTGCGTGGTGCCGGTCAGCCCGGTCGACGACGGGCCGGTCGACCCCTGCGAGGTGCCCGTCAGGTCGTAGACGGTGAGCTTCGCCTGCCTGGTCGAGCCGGACAGGGTGATCTCGAGGGAGTACAGCAGCGAGCGGCCGATCACCGATGAGGTGTAGGTGATGTACCCGCTGTCGAGCGAGCCGCCGGGGAACGTCCGCAGGCGCAGCTGGCCGGTGGTGTTGACGAGGACCTCCACGACGTTCCCGCTGCCACCGGGGAACTCGACGTCGAAGAGCCGCGAGTCGGCTGCCGAGCAGCTTTCGACGTTAGCGAACAGCCGCACCACGCTGGTCGACGTCGGCGTGTAGGACGGCGGCCCGACCGAGAGGCTGAACCCCAGGTCGAACTTCGCGACAGGCGACGCGAAGACGAAGCTCGAGCTGTCCGCGGCGAGGTCCGCGACGACCGACGAGATAGGGATTTCGCCGCCCATGATGCCCGTCAGCTGGCTGGCGTCGCTGCCGTCCTCGAACGGGAAGCAGGCGACCGTGATCCCGTCGCCGCGGCGTCCCTCGAAGTAGCGGCGCATCGCCGACCAGGCCGGCTGCGCCGGCCCGGTGAGCCGCCCCAGGGTGCCGGCTGACTGCACCTGCACGCCGAGAGGGGACAGGCCGGTGTCGTCGGGCCATGACGGCTGGATGACGGTCGCGGTGCCGAAGTGCCGGTAGTCGCGGTCGCTGATCCCGCCGCCCGTGAGCGACCAGACCCGGGAGGCGGAGTCCGTCCACGACGTGTCACCTGCCATCCGCGCCGAGAACAGCGGGTTCGCGACGACGGTCCCGCCGATCCCGTTGTACAGCCGGGCCGCGTAGACCTGGCCGAGGAGCTGCCCCTGCGCGCCCCCGTACGCCGACCAGCCGACGGTGAGCGGCTGGTCGCCCGCGCGCACGGAGGTCGCCGAGCTGGTGACGGTGCTGCCGAGCTGCGTCCACGTCCCGTCGATGTCACCGGAGGTGTAGAACGTGGTCGCGCCGGTCGCCGCGTTCAGGGTGACGCGCAGCGCCAGGGTGGCGCGGGTGAACGGGACGGCGGCGGTGGACACCGCGACGTGGACCGTGCCTCCCGAGTCGTACCAGCCCCATTGCATCGTCCCGTCGGCGAGGATCCCCCAGATCCACGAGGGGGTGCCGGAGGCGCCGTAGCGGGCCATGAGCGTCGCCGGGCGCCAGTCCGTCAGCTGCAGCATGATCCGTGCCTCAAGGGAGCCGGTGACGTGCAGCGCGCTGTTATCGGCGGTGCTCGCGTACTGCGGCGAGGACGGGATGCCGCCGGGCCCGTCGAGCCGCAGGTAATTGCTCAGCGCGGGCACCGACAGGCGCACGGGCACGTTCAGGCCCCACGACGGGTCAGCGCCGGCGCCCCCGGGTGACCAGGTGCCGTCATCGTCATCGAGGGAGAGCTTCGCGATGCCGGCGGCGGCCTTGGCCTGCTCACCGGACCGCGGCCGGGTGACGCTGGCCTGCGAGCCGCCTTGCAGCGAGCCGGATGCGTCGGTCCAGCCGCCGGACAGCAGGAGTTCCGTCATGAGCTCGAGCGGCCCGGCTGGCCACGGGGATGTGACCTCGGCTTCGGCGAGCAGCACGGGCGTGACGGTGAGGGACACCGTCCGGTGCCGGGTCGCGGCGGCGTGCGCGGTGAACGACGGCGTGACGGTCAGCGACGCGGACCGCGCGCGGCCTGCCTGCCTGGTCGCGGTGAATGCCGGGGTGACGGTGAGGGACGCCGTGCGGACGTGGCGGGCCGCGTCAGCCGCCGACAGGACCGGGGTGACGGTCAGCGACGCGGAGGCGCGGTGCACGGCGGTGTCCGCCGCCGACAGGACCGGGGTGACGGTCAGCGAGGCGGATACGCCCGCGACCCCGGCAGCCGACAGGACGGGAGTGACCGTGAGGGAGGCCGTGGCGGCACTGGCTGCCGATACCGACAGCGCCGGGGTGACCGTCAGCGAGGCCGTGCGGCCCGTGACGTGCGCGGCCGCAGCGGAGAACGACGGCGTTACCGTCAGCGATGCCGTCGCGGTATGAGCGCCCGCGGCAGGCAGGATCTCGACCAGGACAATCGACGTGGAGTCTGACCCTGTGTTCGTGAACCCGAGCGTTACCGGCGTGCCGCCGGTGCTGGCTGACGACGCCTCGAACGCGGCCTCGGTGTCGCCGCCGCTGCCGTTCGACTTGTTGTAGATCGTCGTGCTGGCGTTCGCGGTCAGGGTGATGCTGTTGCTCGAGTCCGCGAAGCCGCCGACAACCCGGCTGCCCGTGGTGCCCGGGGTGATGCTCTTCGTGTAGACGCCGCCGCCTGCCGACCCGGCGGTGGCCGTGACCCCCGTCTGGCTGGCTGCGGCCGCCGCCCCGGCGAACCGCCGGACGATCAGGCCGCAGCCCTCGATCGGGGAGCTGAACGTCGCGGTCGCCGTCCCCGAAGAGGGACTGGCCCCGGCGTCCTTGACGAACACGGCCGCCATGGGACCTGTAGTGAGGTACAGGTGAGCCAGGAGGGTCCAGGTCCCGGACATCGCGCCGGTACCGGACATCGCGATGCTGGTCGCGGCGTTGTTGTCGCCGTTGCCGCAGACGGCGATGGCGACGAGCAGGTCACCGGATACCGGGGTGATCGTCCCGGTGGTGACCGCGCCGGCGTTAGTCGGCCAGGTCCCTGTCCCGCCGGCAGACTCGACCAGGGCCATGAGTGCCTAGGAAGCGGTCGGGATGGTGATGGTGATCGCGGTCAGGTCCAGCTCGTCGCCGGTGTTCATGGTGACGCTCGCGGACAGCGTGATGGCCGCGCCGAACGTGCCGGAGCTGCTCGCCGACCACAGCGAGATCGCCGTCTGCACCTGCCCGTTGGTGCCCGCCCAGCTTGTCCACTTCGGCAGCGTGCCGTTCGCGGAGATGCTGGCACCGGACGCGCTGGCCCACGTCACCGCCGGGCGCGTCGTCACCGACGACACGTTGGACGTGCCCGCCGACCCCGGGGCGCCGGTGTGCAGCTGCGCGAACACCATGTTGGTGGCCGTCATGTTGCCGAGCGCCGAGTTGGCGACCGTGGTGGACACGCCGTCAGCCATGACTCAGCCCTCCGCCGGCTCGTCTACGGGCTCGGCGATGACCTGGGAGCGGCGCGTGCCGCACCGGCAGGTCCAGTGCGCCTTGCGCTCCCCGAGTACCTTCGCCGTCGGCTGGCTGCACGCGGTGCAGGCGTAGCCGGCCTCGTCGCTGCCGCCTTCGGCGAGGACCGCCGAGCAGCACGAGCTCCGCGCCGCACGGTGAACCGGGATAACCCCCGGCATGTGCGCGCCGTCGGGGTGCCCGTCGAACTCGCAGCCCTCATGGCGGGTGTCGATCGTGATGGTGGCCATCTCTTCCTTCCCTAGGTCCGTGCAGGGGGCCGGCCGGGTGTCCCTAGCCGGTGGTGAGCGTCAGCTGGCCGCGGCTGTTCATTTCCTGCAGCCAGTCCAGGAACAGGCGGTCCAGGGTGCCGCCGGGCGAGCCGGTGACGTTCAGCGTCAGCGACGCGCCGCCCGCGGCAGCCGACCCGGTACCCGGCAGCGACGGGAGCGCGCCGATCGACGGGATGCCGAGCGCTGACAGGGCGGCGCGCGACCGGCCTGATGCCAGGCCGGCCAGCGACGCCGCGGTCGCGTCCGCCAGGCGGCCGCCTGCGTCGGTGACGAAACCGGTGCCGTTGTCCATGCCGAGGGCCATGCCCTCCGGGACCGCGGAGCCGACCGGGATCATCTCCTTCGCCGGGCTGTTGATCCCGAGGGCGGACTCGATCTTGCTCTTGACCGTGTTCGCGATGCTGTCGGCCTCGGCGTAGACCGATCCCGCTTCGCTGACCAGGCCGTTGAGGAACCCCTGGATCACGCTCACGCCCGCGTTCTCCAGCCAGCTCAGCGGCGCCGGGAGCGCGCTCGTCACCCAGCCCTTCAGTGCCGCCGCGCCGGAGTTGATCAGCGCGTGCTCGGCCGCGAACCCGGTCGCGAACCCCTGCGCCGCCTGCTGGCCGTGCGGTGAGATCCACGTGTTAGACCCGGCGGCGCCGGCCTGCACCCAGCCCTTGAGCTCAGGGCCCAGCGCCGATACGGAGCCCTGCTGCGACTTGAAGCCGGTCACGTAGCCCTGCACGGTCTGCTCGCCGGCCGGGGTCAGCCACGCCTTCGCGTCGGCCGCCCCGTTCTTCACGTCGGTTGCGAGCCCGGAGACGACACTGCCTGCGCCGGTCGCGCCGAACGCGACGGTGAACCCGGTGCCGGCCGCAGCGCCCAGGGCAGCCCCAGCGACTGCGGCCGCGGCCGTCGCGAAGAGCCCGACCGCGATCGCCCCGGAAAGCTCGCCGCCGGCCTCCGCCGCGAACGCCGCACCGAAGGCGGTAGCAGCAGCGGCACCCATCGCCGCCCCGGCGATACCCGCCTCAGCTGCCCCGGCCGCCCCGACGGCGGTGAACGCGGCGCCGAGCTCGAGGGCGTCCTCGGCACCGAACGCGACACTGAACGCGGTAGCAGCAGCGGTTCCCATCGCGGTGCCCGCGGTTCCCGCCTCAGCCGACCCGGCCGCGCCGATCTCGGTGAAGATGCCAGGCAGCGCCGCGTTGACCTCGGCCGCGAAGGTCGACCCGAACGAGGTGGCCGCCGCGGTGCCGGCCGCGCCCCCGGCCGCGGCGCCCTCAGTCTCCGCCTCAGCGGTGGTCGCAGCCCCGCCCAGCAGCCCCTTGACGGTGCCGACCACGGACGAGACGCCGCTGACTACCTTGCCGATGGTGCCGACAGTCTTGATGGCCAGGAATAGCCCGGTCAGCGCCTCGATCTCCGCCGGCGTCAGCTGGCCGAGAATGTCCAGCACGTTCGAGATGCCGTCGAACGCCAGCGGTGACATGTCCTGGCTCGCCTTGGCGGCGGTCTCCAGCAGGTTCGCGAGGTCGGCGCCGTCGCTCTTCAGCGCCGCGACGTTCGCGGGCGAGAACGTCTTCGTGAGGAAGGTGTTAAGCCCCTGGTCGTTGACTGACTTCGCCCAGGTGTCGAACGCCCCGGACAGCTTGTCCACCGAGGGGAGAAGGTTATCGATATCAGGGGCGAAGGTGACGAACAGGTGAGCGAGCCCGTCGCCGACCTCACCCGCGGCGGTGCCGAAAACCTGAAGGGATTCCTCACCGGTCTGCCCGAAGGTGTCGGCAAACTTGGCCCAGAATGGCGACTGGAGCGCGGTATCAGCCTCGTTGCCGAGCAGCTCGATCGCCTGCGCGCCGTCGCTGATCAGCGGCTTGAGCAGCTTCATCCCGGGGAGTGCCGCCTGCAGCCACGGGGCGAGCGCCTTGCCGACTACCGGCTGCTCAGCCTGGCCGAGCTGCTTCCATGCCGCCGACAGGCCGGACAGCTCGGTGGCGAGCTGCTGCTCGGCCGGGGTCAGCCCGGCTAGCGCCGCCTTCTCATCGGCTAGCGCCTTCGCCTGCCCGCTGGCCGTCGTCGCCTTGCTGTACGCCTGCTGCGCCGCGGTCAGCTTCTGCTGCGCCGTCGTGACGTCGCCGAACATCCCCTTGGCGATGATGCCGAACGCCCCGGCGTCGCCCGCGGCCGTGGCGAACCCGGTGGCGATCCCCGCGAGCCCGGCGCCGAGTCCGAGCGCCGACGGGCCCAGCGCCACGCCTGCGGCCGCGCCGAGCCCCACCGGGTTCAGCAGGTCACCGAGGGTGCCCGTCTTGCCGCTGACCTTGTCGGCGACCTCTTTAACCCGGATGGTGACCGAGCGGGGCTTCTTCGTCAGCTCGTCGAGCTTCGCCTCGGCCGGCGCCGTGTCGGCGTCGGCGGTGACCGTCGTGCCCAGGTCGCCGGTACGCGCCTTGAAAGCGTCAGCGAACGCCGCGCCGGCCGAGTCGCCGGCCTTCGCGAACTCCGGCTCGAGCTCGTCGAGTTTCGCCTTGATCTCGGTCTGGAAACCGGACATGTCCGGGGTAACCGGCACGGAAGCGGATCCTGCGACGTACTCAGTCACGGTTCACCCCTTTCGCAGCACCCGGGCGGCGAGTTCCTTGTGCTTCCGCCACCGTTCGGCGAGGCGTTCCTGCTCGGCAGCCTTTCGCCGCGTCTCGCCGGGCCGCGGGTAAGGCTTCAGCTTCGGCGGCCTGCCGCCGCCGATCGCGATCACGCTGGCAAGCAGCGACTGGAGCACGTCAACGATGTGCGCCAGCGCTTGCGTCTCAGGGCCGAACTCGGTCCACGGGACGTCACCCGGCTCGCCGGGCGTAATCTCCGGGTCGTCGGCCAGCGCTGCCTTGAGCGGCGACGTCCGCGGCAGGTGCACGATGAGGTCCCAGCACTCGTCGGCGGTCATCGACCCCGTGAAGACCTCGTTCAGGTCCCGGCCCGGGTAATAGCGGGCGATGCTGGCCCTGGCCGCGCTCTCGTGGCGCTCGAGCAGCCCGGCCAGGGCGTCTAGTTTCCCAGGCCGAAATGCCGCCGCATGTCGGCGACGAGCTCGCCCGCCGACCCGAGCGGCAGGGCGCCGACCGCTTTCCGTACCCGCGCCACGTCATCCGGGTCCACGCCCATGGCAGTCAGGAGCGCTGGCAGGTCAGGCGCCTGGAGGGCCTCCTGCCACTCGTCGATCGCAGGCTGCGGGACGATGACCGGCTCGCCCTTGTCCTCGAGGTCGAGCTCGTACGGGTCACGCCGCGCCTTCGCCGCGATCTCTGACAGCTTCCGCGCGGCCAACCTAGAACCCCATGTCGGTCAGGAGGGCCTTCCAGCCGGGGCCGCCGAAGATGAAGCGGACCGCGTACCCGGCTGCGCTGTCGGTGTAGGCGGTCCACGTGGTGTCGTAGAAGATGCCGTCGGCGCCGGACATCATGGCGATGTCGCCCTTGCCTGTGACCGACGCGCGGGGCATGAAGCAGGAGCAGTAGATCTCGCCGTCGTCGGTCTGGTCGACGCCGAGGGTGAACAGCCGGCTGTAGTACGGCGACGGCCGTGACGGCTTGGTCCAGTGCGTCTCACCGGTGGTCGCGTCCGGGGTGATGGTGGCCGGGTCGATGCCCAGCCATGCGGAGACGGTGGCCAGCTTGGTTTCCTGCATGATCACGTGCAGGCCGGTGACGTCCTTCGTGATGTCCCGCCGGGACGGCTCGACGCGCCCCCAGGACATGATGTCGGCGTTGGTCACGTCGGAGCTGAACTTCGCGCCGTCGTCCGACATCAGGCCGAAGTCGGTGTAGCCGGACGGCAGCAGTGCCAGCGTCGGGGTGCCCGGAGTGTCGGTGCGGTCGACGGTGATGCTGGTGATCGCGGCCGCGCTCATCGCCGCGCCGAACACCGACCCGTCGAGCGCCTTGCGGATGAGCTGGTCCTGCTTCACCGCCAGGTCGGCGTAAACGTGCGGGGTGACCGTCATTTCTATCTCCTGACTGAGACGGTGTAGGTCGCGGTGACAAGCCGCAGGTTGTCTGAGTCGGTCGGCGGCAGCAGGGCAGGCCCTACGTTCACCCTGGCTTTGTCGACCTGGCCGTGAGCGGTCCGGAACGACACGTCGGACAGGAACGGCCCGCGGATCAGCCGCTGCAGGGCCGCCTTGGCGATGTCCCACGCCTCGGTTGCCCCGGTCGCGAACACGTCTACTACCAGGCTCGCCGTGTCGGTGATCCGGTCACTGGTCCCGCCGGTGCGCGTGACGCGGATCCACGGCACCTGAGACCCGAGGTCGGCTGGCGCCTCGATGTCGGCGCCGTTCACGCCGGGCAGCGTGGCCAGCAGGTCGCAGACCGCGTGCGGCACGTCCGGGTAGACGGTGAGGGTCACAGTGACCCCAGGGCCTGCGCGGTGCGGTTAAGGACGTGGTAGCCGTCCTGCCACTCGACGCGGGCCGCATGAGGCGAGCTGTTGACGATCTTCGCCTCGGCCCGGTCACCGTGGATGCCGCCGTGCGACCGGGTTTCCACCGTGAACGATGCCTCGTACTCGCCGGTATCCACCGGGCTGATCGACCGGGCGAACGGGACGCCTTTCTCGGCGACGCGCCGGAGCATCGCCTGCATCTCCGGCCCGTTCATCAGCTTGCCGAGCCCGGCATAGTCCGGCTTGTACGTGATCACTGTCAGCCCTGGCCTTTCCTGAGCAGCAGCTGCGCCTGGACGTGGTCGACGTTGCCCAGCTCGTCGCGCCAGACAGCCGGGGGGCCGTTGACGGCGTAGACGTCGCCGAGCCACTGGACGCGGTCGGTGGCGAGGATGTCGGTCCCGGCCGGCAGGTAGGCGGTGGCGTTGGTGACGAGCAGCTCGCCGCGGTCGGTTGACTCGGTTGCCGAGACGGGCTGCACCGAGCAGCCCGTCACCGTCGTGCCCGTGTCCGAGCCCGTGAGGTCACCCGAGGTGTTCCGGGTGCGGCCGCGCAGGATGGTGACCGTGTCCGAGCCGAGGATCACAGCGGCACCGGCCAGACCGTCCGCACGGGCACGATCTTCGCCAGCTTGCACAGCTCGCCGTCGGTCAGGTCGCTGTCCGGCGGCGGCCTGGACGCCGACCAGGACACGCCGCCGACCGACCGTGACGTGATCCCCGCTGACATGGCGGCGGGCATCGCGGCGAACCGGTAGGCGACCGCCGACGTGAGCAGCTTCAGCGAGTCCGGCACCGCCGCGAGGCCCTGGGTCAGCGTCACCGCGAAGATGCCGCAGTGACGTTCCGGCACCGTGTGATCCAGCCAGATGTCCGTCGCCGTGCCCGCGACGGTCCCCGGCCAGTGCCAGCCGCTGACCGTCTCCGTCGTGTCGTCCTCGTGCACGAGCACGACAGCTGAGACCTCGGTGACAAGGGGAATGTCGCCGAGCCTGATCACGCCGCGGTCCGCCCGCAGTTTCACCGTCGCCGTGCCGCTGACGATGCCGAACCCGGCCGCGTCGACAAGGGCCTGCGTCGCGCGGGCGAGCAGGCCGTCAGCGGTATCGCCTGGGAGCGGGTAGGCGTACCCCGCGGCGTCGTCAGCGGTGGCGAACGGGTCAGGCATCTGCCTGGGCAGCCTTCCGCGAGCGCCTGGGCGCAGGTGTGTCCTCGTACGGCGAGCCGTCCGCGTTCACCTGCACCAGGTCCCCGGCGTCGTACTGCTTGGCGATGTGCTCGGACAGCGGCGGCGTGAACTCGAAGACGCCGCCGCCGGGCCCGCGCAGGTAGATGACGTCGCTCACGGCCGCAGCACGGTCTCCAGCGTGCCGGCGAAGCCGCTGCTGAAGTCGATGAACAGCGACCCGTCCGGCTGGCTGAACCGGGCCGAGTCGACGCCGGTGATCACCTGCACGCCGGTGCTCGCCGCGACGGAGACGGTCAGGTCGCCCTGGCCGGCCATCCACGCGCCCGAGTTGCCGGGCACGTCGGCCGCGGCCCGGATGATGATGTTGTGCGCGCCGCCCGAGTCGGTGTTCGCGACCCGGATGCTGAGCTTCTCCGGCTGCGGCACCGCGATCGTCACGCCGTTGCTGACGAGCGTGGAGTCGATCGTGGTCTTGGTGGGCGCGACCGCCCCGTTGCGGACGCCTGCCGCCGGGGTCACTGCGGTACGAGACATGCTCGGTTACCTTCCTGCTCAGGACGGCCGCGTGCAGGTAACGCACGCGAGGCCGTCGGGGTAGACCACCTTGCCGCCGTAGACGTGCAGGCCGCGGAGCCGGTCGGTGAACGCGTCGGGGTCGCGCAGCGCCTCGTTCTCCACCAGCTGGTTGGCGAACGAGACCGCCATCGGGGTGCCTGCCTGGACCACGTACGTGGTGCCCGCGGACGGCTGCGGCACGTTGTTGCTCTTCAGGACCGCGAAGCCCGCGGCCTCGCCGACCTGCCCGTTCATGAGGGGCGCGGTGGTGCCGGACTTCTCCGCGTTGATGAAGTTCGGGTCCTTGCGCAGCAGCGCGTGGTACCACGGCGGCACGACCGCGTAACGGCCCTCGGTCGGGACGTTCGCCTCGTCGAGCACGGTGCCGAGGTCGACCAGCGTGTTGTACGCGGTGCCCTTGTCGGTGGTGAGGTCCGTCACCGCGGTCAGCACGTTGCCCGCGCTGATGTCGGTGTACTTCGCCGCGACGAACTGGTCGGCCGCGTCGCTCAGCGCGTAGGCGGCGTTCTGCATGATCTGCGCGACCGCCGCGCCCCCGTTGAGGGACTGCGCCTTGTCGACGTCCTTGACCTTGACGCCGAAGTACTTCTGCTGGTCGATGACCAGCGTGGTGCCGGTGTCGTCAACGTCCTGGTAAGTGACGGTGCCCGCGTAGTCGCCGACCGTCACGGCACCCATGCCGCTGATGTGGACCGTGTCGCCGTGCTGCTGGATCTCGCCCTCGTAGTCGTGGTTCACGATCTGCGGGCCGGCGTACACCAGGCTCTTGCGGAGCTGGACGATGAACTCCGCCGCCCAGATCTCCGGCCTGTAGTGAGCGAATGTCACAGGTGGTTCCTTTCTATCCGCCGCTCATGTAGCGCTCGAGGCGCCCCTCACGGCGTGCCTGCGCGATCTGCGGAGCGGTCATGGTCTTGAGGTCGGCGGCGCCGAGCTGAGCGGGCTTAGAGCCGCCCGTGCGCGCGCCGCCGTCGCCGGAGCCCTGGAAACCTGTCGCCTTCGCGGCGAGGTAGGGCTTGGACTTGATCAGTTCCGAGATCGCCTCGGCAATCGCACCGGAGTCAACCGTGCCGTCGTCGCCGACCTCGAACTCCGACATGTCGAGGTAGCGGGCCGCGTCCGACGGGTCGGCCAGCTTGCCCGCGGCAGCCGCCTTGACCTCGGCCGCGAGGATGCGCGCGTTCGCCTTCGCGTTCGCCGCGGCCTCGGCATCGCGCCGGGCCTTCTCCGCGTCCTGCTGCGCCTGGTCCTGCTGCGCGCCGGCCGCCGCCTTCGCCTTCAGGTCGGCTAGCTCGGCCTCAGCCGCCTTGAGCTTCCTCGCGGCCTCACGCCGCGCCTTGCGCTCTTCAGCCAGGGCCTTCTTGCCTGCGTCGCCCAGGCCGTCGCCGTCCCCGGCATCGTCCTGGCCGTCACCGCCCGCGTCGCCGTCCCCGGTGTCGCCGCCCGCGTCGTCGTCGTCCCCTGGGGCGGCGCCGAGCACGGGCCACACGATCCGGCCGGACGGCATCACGCCGAGCGCCGGGAGGCCGGTAAACGGGTGAACGGGCATTTCCTCAGCCATCGCAGCTGTTCCTTTCGCCGTCCGCATCGCGCGGTCAGGTGATGTATCCGAACCTCGTCAGCTGCCGCACGATCTCCGTGCGGTCCCAGCCGTTAAGGGACGCTTCCTCGAAAACCTGCGCCGGGGTCAGCCGCGCCGCCCGGCCCCCGCGCGGTGCGCCGAGCCGCTTGCCTGCTACACCGCGGCGCGTGGTGCCCTCTGTGGTCACCTGGACGGTCCGGCCTGGTCCCGCGGCCGTCGTCATGCCGCGGTGCGCGTTAACCACCTGGTTGAGGTCCGCGCCGTGCTTTAGCGCCGCCAGGTCGCCCTCGGTGAGGGATTTCCGCAGCTTCGCCGGGTGATCAGCCTGCATCCGCGCGATCAGCTCAGCCGGGTTCTCGGTTTCAATGAACGCGCCGCCGGCTAGAGCGGGGATCATCGTGCAGTCGCAGTTCGGGTGCCGCTGGAAACCGTCGCTGTAGCGGTAGAAACGGCCGCTCAGGATGATGCACCGGGCGCACGCGGGCAGGTTCACCTTCCGCACGTAGCCGCGCACCCTCGGCTCGGCCGCCATCGCCGACTGGAGCGCCATCCGGCCCGCGTCCTGCACCTGCGTCCGCACCAGCAGCGCCATGTGGAGCTCCTCGGCCGCGATCACGTCCGCGATCCGGCTGCCCTGGCCGATCCGCTGCTTGGACAGCGCCACCGGCGCGTACAGCAGCGACCCCATCGGCCGGCCGTCGCCTGTCAGCCCCGCGAACGCCTCCGGCGCCAGCCGCGCCCCGGCCGCCGTCATCTCCTGAGCCGCCAGGATCCGCGTCAGGAACGACGCGCCCGCCGTCGCCGCGAGCAGCTGCGCGCGCGCCACGACGGCGAGCAGCTGGGGCAGCAGCACCGCGAACGACGCGTCCAGCGCCTTGCCGTTGATCCGCCGCCAGATACCGACCGCGGCGAGCGCCGCAGCCTGCGACGTCCGCGACTGCGCCGACTGGTAAGCGTCCGCCGCCGCGGCGCTGTCAGCCTGCGTTAGGGATGCGGCCATTCACCGGCACCGGGGGCTGCGGAACAGGCGCGGGCGGCGGCTGCGACGGGTCGCCGCCGTTGATCAGCGCCGGGTCACCCTGACGGCCGGTAAGGCCGCCTGAGCCCAGTTCCTTCGTGCCCAGCATCGCGAGCAGCGGGTCATTCTGCTGCTCCTTGTCGCGCATCTTCACCAGCTGCTCGACTTCCTCAGTCGTCAGCCCGTAACGCCGCGCCAGGTCCTCGAACGGCCAGCCGATGCTCTTCAGCTGCACCAGCGACGCCACCAGCTGCGCCTGAGAGCGGGACTCGGTGTCAGCCCACAGCACGCGCCCGGCCCGGTAAGCGTCCGCCTTGGACTGGTTGCCCTGGGCGAGCGCGATGAGCCGCTGCACCTCGCGGAGCGCCGCACCGAACCACAGCTGCTTCTCGTTGACCCGCTTTACGAGCCCGGCTTCGGCGGCGAGCAGCGTGTCCGAGCCGACGTTGCTCATCTTGCCGATCAGGTAGTGCTGCGGCGTCCTGGTCTGGGCGGCCAGGTGGCCGATCGCGGTCTCGATCACGTCGCTGTAGACGCTCAGCTGCGCGGCCGGCCAGCTGCCCGCCGTCATGCCCTCACCCTGAGCCCAGAAGATCCGCTGGTCGATCAGCTTCTGCACGTCGAACGGCTTCTCGCCGACTTTCTTGCCGCTCTCGTCGAAAACCGGCGCCTTCGGTGCCTCGCCGTTCAGGATGTACCGCTGCGGCATCGCGGCGAAGTCGCTGGCGGTGAACAGGTGCGCCCATAGCAGGTTCACCGCGTGCTGCAGCGGGATGACCGTGGCCACGTCCGACAGCGGCTCGCGGGCCAGCATCGGCCGGTTCGGGAGCTCGACCATCGGCACGAGGCCCATGGGATTGGGCTGCGGGTTCGGCTCGCCGAGGGCGTACGGGTCACGCGGGAGCCAGTCGTCGGCCTGCTCGTCGAACATGGCCAGGTTCATCGGCTTCTCGACGCGGCTGAGCGGCCGCTCGAACTTCCACAGCTCGTCGGCGGTGTACAGGGTGCAGTACATTTTCTGGCCGTCCTGCCACCGCTTCAGCGCCGCCCGCCGACGGTACCGCGAGCCGGGGTAGTAGCCGACGATTGCCTGGCCGGAGTCCTCGAACGTCACGCACGGGGTATCCGGGTCGTCCGGGTCGCCCCACACGAGCGCGAACGACCGGGCGGCCAGCACCGAGGCGAGGAACCCGAGCTGGCTGTCGCAGTCCAGGTTGTTCACCTGCCACACGCGCCACGCCTCTTCGTCCACCTTGCCGTTATCCGCCTGGAAGCCGGCGACGGTCAGCCGCTCAACCGGGGCGTCCGCCACCACCGGCACCCAGTTGTCACTGAACTCGTGGTAGCGCTGCGCGAAGTAGTCACGGAACTCCTCCGACGCGAACCGCAGCCGGTGACGGCCGCGGTAGTAGTCGTCCGCCTCGTCGGCGAGCGACGCCCGCATCGTCAGCTCCATCTCGAGCGTCGCGACCAGGCTGAGCGCCTGCCCCTGAGTCAGCCCCACCTGGTCACCTCCCTGACGCCGTAAGGATCATCGTCGACTTCTTCGGCCTGAACTCCTTGGCCGCCGTGGCGTCGCCGGCCGCCTGGTGCGCGAGCACCGAGCACATCGCGAGGTCGATCTTCTGCGCGTCGCTCGGCTTCGCCAGCACGTACCGCTTCGCGGGCCGGGCTGACTTCCGCGCGTTGCCGACGTGCAGCGCCGTCAGCCGGCAGCCGTCGTGCGCGAACGTCGTCTCCGCCTTCGTCACGTCGGTCAGCAGCCGCTCGCAGGCCGGGTGCACCCGGGTAATCCGCGAGGTGTACCAGCGGATCACCTTCTTGTCGCCGAGCTGCTCGGCCCACCCGTCAATCTCGGTCTCCCAGTCGGGCGGGTCCGCGTACATCCGGGCCACCGCGTACCGGTCGAACATCTCCCGGACCGCGGCGTCCACCTCGAGGCGCGGCACCTGGCCGCTGAACTCCGCCGGGTCCCAGATGCACGGCAGCCCGTCGGGCCCGTAGACAGGCGTGAACTGGTAGCCGTCGGCCGTCTCGGCGCGGATGGCCGTCCAGTCGTTCACGTCCGAGCCGTCGAAGCCGAGCACCACCGGCGTGCCGTCCGGGACGTCCCTTGGGCTTTCCCGCGCTTCCCAGTGCGCCGGGTCCATCCACGCGCCCAGCCCGGCGACGATCCGGTTGCCGAAGAACCGCTCAGCCTGCGACGGGTCCCGCTCGAGCAGCTCGGCCGCCTCCGCCTCGATCGCGTCGAGGTCGACGTGCGAGCTGCCCGCGTACACGTGCCGGTGAATCCGCTGCCGCTCCCGCTTGTCGCGGTAACTCAGGTGCTTCGGCGGCAGCCGGTGAAACCTGTAGATGTCCGGCCGCGACGACGTCGACGTCGACTGCGCGACGCTGTCTTCCGACGGGTCCCACGCGTTCGTGGTCTCGATGCTCCGGCCGCCCATGCCCGCCAGGCCGCGGCGCTGCGTCTCAGCGACCCTCCGCAGCCCGTTCGCCTTCGTGTAGGTGCCCGACTCATCCTGCAGCACGAACGTGACCGGGTTACCGAGCCGCGACAGCGCGTTCGCCGTCACCACGTCGATCCGGCCGTTACCGCCGACCCGGGTGAACTCCTCGCCGACCCGCATCAGCGCCGACAGCGGCCCGTTCTTGATCATCATCTGCAGCGGCCGGTACACGTTGTCGGTCTGGTCCTCGCTAGTGGCCGTCAGCTGGATCAGCGGCGTCGGCCACGGCGTCCCCATCGGCTCACCAGGCTCGTACTCGTAGATCCACCCGCAGTCACAGCCGTACGCCGAGCACTGGTACAGCTCGCCGCCCTCAGCCCACCCTGCGAACACCGCCGGGCCGGACGCCTCGACGCAGATGATCGTCGCCGACCACGGGCCCTTGCCCGTCTTCTGCGGCGCCACCACCTGCGAGCGCCTGTACCTGAACGCCGGCGCCAGCTGCCCGCGCCGGGCGGCCCGCTTGACCGTGTAGTGAGCGGCCGTGCACTCGAGCTGCCAGTCGTACATGACGAACGGGTCGCCCTGGTGCCAGCCGTCAGGGATCACGCAGTGCGCGGGAATCCAGTCCAGCGCTACATACAGCGGCGTCCCGTCGTCAGCCGCTCCGCTGGCCACCGGCGATGGCCCTCAGCCGCGTCTTCGCCGACTCCGGCGCCGCAGCCGATGCCCTCGGCACCCTGGCGGCCGCCTCGGCCGGCGCCGCGAGGTGCCAGCGGTTACGCAGCATCCCGGACGGCAGCAGCCCGAGCGACTCGGCGTGCTGGCGCAGCTCCATCAGCATCGCCGCCGACGCGCCGCCGTCCTCGCAGCGGGCCATCTGCCGCACGTGCAGCGCCACTTCCCAGTACAGCCCCAGCTCAGCCCACGCGACAGCCTGCGGGAGCTTCCACATCGCCTTCCAGAGGTCCGCCTCGCGCACGTCCTGGACCGGCAGCGGCCACCTCGGCACGCGGCCCCTGCGTCCTGTCGCCGGGAGCTCGCGCCAGCCGCCGGGATCGGCGCGCCGCTGCGACCGCAGCGACATCGGGTCGGCCGGAGGGCCTGAGGTTGCGCGCGCACCGCCGCTCGGCATGGGTTTCTCCATCCTGCTCGCATCGCGCGAGCCGAATCAGGTCACATCGCGTGACCGAAATGCACAAGGTGCGACTTTTGAACCTGTCGGACCGCGCGAAGCCCTCACTGGCGGTCTCCGCCGCGGCGCCGTTCAGGGTCACCCCCCTGCGGGTGCCAAATGGACGCCTAGTAGACGCCGTACCTGGTGCGCATCGTGCTGCGCCTGGCGCTCTGCACCGCGGCACCCTGGCTGCCTGCGTGGTAGGCGGCGAAGTCCCTGGAGCTGAGCACCGGGTTGCTGTCGAGGTAGGACTTGAGCTCGTCGCTCGCGTACTTGCCGCGGGTGGCGGCGTTCGCGGTGAGCAGGCTGCGTCCGTCGATGCCCTTGGCGCGGCCTGCCTTGTTGACGAGGTTGCCGCGGGTTGTGTTCTCGGCGGCGACGAAGTGTCCCTCGAGGTGGTCGCGGTGCGCTGACTGGGCTGCCTGCCGGCGGCTGGTCGTAGCGGCTGCGCGGCGGCTGGCGTTCTCGCGGCGCTGCATCTCGGCGAGGGTGGCCTTGACGGCGTGCCCGCTGTTGCCCACGTCGGGACGGTCGTAGTGCTCGAGCAGCTGCCGCTCGTTCATCTTGCGGAGCGGCTTCTTCAGTTCCTTGCGGGCGGTTGTCTTGCTGCCGTGGGCTTTGAGGATGGCGGCGGCCATGTTGGTGGGCACGTAGTCGTGGCGCCAGGTGCCGCCGTTCTTGCCTGCCATGGCTACCTCTCGTTCCATCCGCCTGGCTGGTTCTCAGCCGTGGCCTTGCTGTGGCACCCGCGGCAGAGGCCGCGGCCGTGCTCCGGGTCGTCGGCATCCATGCCGCGCTGCTCGAGTTCTCGCCGTGACAGCGGCCAGTGGTCGGCGACCGTGGCGAGCACCCACAGGCCTTCGTCACGGCAGATAACGCAGCAGATGTCACGCTCGAGCACCGCGGCGCGGAACGTGGTGCGGTGGCGCTTGCCGTAGCCGCGTGCCGCTGACGAGCCGCGCTGCCGTTCAGCCGACCGTGAGCAGCCTGCGCACCGTCCGGACGGCACCAGCGCGCCGCAGCCTGCCGAGCAGGTAGTGAGCGCGCGCCGCGGCACGGTCAGATGAAGGCGGGGCCGCCGGATTTGGCGGGAATGCCCGCGGTGGGGCTGGCCTTTACGGTGGTGGTCTTCTTCGGTGCGGCCTTGGGTGCTGCCTTGACGGTAGCCGTGGTCTTCCCGGCGGCTGGCGTCTTCGGCTTGGCCGTGGCCATGGCTGCGAGGTGCTGCTGGTGGGCGACGTGGGCGACGTGCCATTCGTGCTGCTGCGCGGCGGTGAGTTTCTTGCCGGCCTTGATCTTGGCGGCGATGGCGGTCAGCTGCTTCTGGGTCGGCTGCCCGCTCTTTGCCGTCTTCGCCGTCTTGGCCGTGGTCTTGGTCTTGGCGGGCGGCGTCTTGGCGGGCGGCGTCTTGGCGGGTGCGCTCTTACTGCCGCTGCCGGGGGTGATGAACTGGCCGCCGCCTGCAGCGCCGCCGGGCGCGCGGGGATGGAGATCAGCTTCGAACACGGCTACCGGCCCTTCGTCTTCTTGCCCGCGACGGCGATCGACGGGTACTTCTTGCGCACCACGGCCTGCACTGTCTTCTGCTGGGCGGCAGTGCCGTTCTGGGCGATCCGCGACAGCGCCGACCGTGCGCGCTTGGCGGTGTTGACCGGGTAGCGGCCCTTGCCGAGCGCGAACGCGGACGCGGGCAGCTTGCGGTACTTCTTCGGCACCGGCTGCTTAGCGGCCATGGTCAGGCCTTCTTCCGGACGGTCTTGCGTGCGGGCAGCGCACGGTAGGCGGCTTTGCTCGCTGGTGACGGGTGACCGTGCGGGCCGGTCTCGCCCGCGGCCATCGACCACCGCTTGGCGAACGGCTTGTGCGTGGCGAACAGGAATGCCTGCTGCGCCTTGCTGGAGACCTTGTGCTGGCCGTTGCCCTTGCTCTTAGCCATGGTCACCGCCCCAGCGCAAAGTGGCCCTGGTTGCCCAGAGCCACTGAAGTCAAGCTATTGATACAGATGATGCAGTGCTATGGCACCCGGTGTCAATTACGTGCGATGCCGTCGAGCCGTGCCGCGATCGTGGCGAGTGCCGCCGCGATAGCCGCCTGCGTCTCGGCGCTGCCCGCTTCGCGCTCGGCGATGTCTTCCACCTCGCGGCGCGTGCGGTGCACCTCTCGGTATCCACGATGCTGATCGGCCGTGAAGCGAAGCGTGACTGTCGCTGGTGGCAGGTAAGCGATGAGCCGGTTCGGGTCGCTCAGGTCGTAGTCAACTTCCGGATGGTGCACGTCGACCGTCACATCATGCGGCTCGGGCGCTTCCACCTCGACGCGGCCGCCGTCGGCCAGCTCGACCATGACTGTGATCTTTGCGACCTTCGGCCGCTGGCCTGCGTCGTCCATGCCGTTCATCCTCTCACTTTCGGCCGCGGCTGCTGGCCCTGCGCGTGCAGCGCCAAGACGTCTGACAGCGCGTACGCGCCGCCGGGCCGTGGCAGGAGCCGTCCGCGTGACGCCCACGAGGTGATGGTGCCGCGCGGTATGCGGATGCCGATGCGGTCGAGTGCGCCGCTGATCTCGGCCGCGGTGCCGAGCACGTCAGCGGCCGCCGCCCGTTCCCGGCGCTTGTCCTGCAGCGCGAGGACGGTCATGCCGCAGCCGCAGGTGACGCTCTCGGCGCCGAGCTCGGCGAGCAGCTGCCGCCCGCAGTTGTCGCACAGTCCGGCCGGGGCGCGCTCGGGCTTGCGGTCGATGACGGCCAGGGCGCGGTGGACAACGCGGCGCATGTCATCGAGCAGCCGTCCAGCGTAAGGGTCCTGGCGTGCCGCCGCGAGGTACACGGCCAGCCAGTGTGCGCGCCGGGCGATACCGCCGGGCGGGTACTCGGCCTGCATGGCCGACCGGCGCCACGTCCGGAGTGACCAGAAGTCGAGCTTGTGCTGAAGATCGACCTTGGCGTCGCTAGCCGCCATGTCGAGCGGCAGCGGCGGTTCCGGGGAAGTGGAACCGCCGCCGCTGCCGCGCCGTAGCAGCCGTGCGGTCGCGTCGTCCAGGTCGGCGGCGATCGACGCCGCGGTGAGCAGCAGCATGGCGAGGTCCCGCGTGCAGCCCTGGCAGAGGAATGCCGAGTCTCCGACAGGTGCCTTGCACGAGCCGCACGCGGGAGCGGTCATGCGAGTGTGATCTTGCTGCCGCCGAACCGGGCGGTCAGCAGTTCCTCGAACCGCGCCGCCTCGGCTTCCATGGCGCTCGCCATCGCCTCGGTGTACTCGTCGAGCGTGAAGACGCCCTTGGCGATGAGCAGGTTGGCTAGCCCCTGGTCGGTCACCATGGCGCTGTTGATGCCGACGCGCAGGTGCTTGGGCGTGGTCGCGCCCTTGCTGCCGTCCGGGTCGGTCTCCATGTCCATGGCGACGCCGGACTGCATTGCGTGAGCTGCGTTGAGGTACCGCTGCTGGGGCGTCATCACCGCACCGTCGCGGGCGGCGCGGCCTGGAATGCGGTGGCGACGCCTTCGCCGGCCTGCACGACGCCGGCAGCCGGGGCGCGCTCGGCCTCGATCGCGGCGACGAAGCCCTTGACGGCGATGACCTCGCCGGGCGTGAGCAGCAGGCCGAGGCCGTCCTCAACCAGTGTGTCGATGAGCGGGTTGGACGCCAGCACCTTGATGTGGCCGGCGAGGGCTTCGACGGCCTTCTCGGCGTCGGCGAGGCGTGCGGATACGGACATTGGGTTCTCCTGACTTGTCGGGATGGCTTGGATCGGTGGTACAGGGTCGCGGTGCGTCCATTCGCGGACCTTGGTGACGGCGGCGTCCCAGTCGTCCTCGAGCCGCTCGCCGAGTCCGGTCACGGCTGCTCGATTCCGGCGCGCTGGAGCCACCTGGTGATCTGGACCTGGCCGACGCGGGCGGTGTGGCCGCTGCCGGACGGGCTGAAGTGGCTGAGGATCTCGGCGATGAGGGCCTGGTGCGCGCGTGCCTCGGTGACGGCCTCGGCCACCCCGGGCGCGGGCTGCTCGCCCGCGTCGCCGTCGACGGGCTTGCGGACGGTTCCGGCTTCGAGGTCGCGCACGTAGCGGACGGCGATGGCTTCGGCTGCCTCGTCGCCGTCGTACTCGTCGCCGGCGTTGAGCAGGATCTCTTCGATCAGCCCGTTGTGGTTGTCGGTCAGCTCGGTCAGCTCGGCGCGGAGGGCGGCAACCTGAAGGTCGGGCGCGGGCTGCGGCTCAGGCTTCGGGAGCGCCGCGAGCTTGTCGCAGGCAAATTCGACGCGGCGTTGCAGCTCGTCGCCGTCGTAGCCCTGGGTACCCAGCCAGTCGTCGCAGGCGAGGCGGGCGAGTGCCGCGTAGAGCTGGTCGTACGCGGGGGCGTACGTGAGGCCGTCCGCCGCGTCCGGCTCCCGCGCTGCTCGCTCCGCCTCCTCGACCATGGCGGCGATGCCAGGGCGTCCCCGCTCCCTCAGGTAGTCGCTCAGCAGCACGCCGTCCGCGTCCGGCTCCCGCGCGGCGAGGGCGGCCCACACCGCGATGCCCGCGCCCCAGACGGTCCGCCCGTCCGGCAGGATGAAGTCCCCCGTCCCGGTGAGCGACACCCGGACACCAGGGGCAACCTCAATGGCCCACTCCCCGTGTGCCTCGGTCCGCCTCCAGCCTGGGGGAAGCTCGCAGGGCTGGCGGCCGAGGTAGAACAGACGCGCTGCCTGTCCCGCGCTCGCCTGCCCTGGCGCGCTCTCCTGCGGCTCGGGAAGGATCTTCACGAACGGGCTGTCGCGCAGCGGCAGGTCGGGTGCCCGGTTGATCCACAGCGCGCAGCCGGGCGTCTGGCACTCGCCGCCCTCTCCGTCGAGGCACAGGGCGCAGAGCCACATCTGCACGAGGTGCACGGGGATCTCGGCCTGCCCTGCGTCGTTCCCGCTGCCCGGCGCGGCGGCGGCGGTCACAGGTCTCCTGTCGCTTTCCATATTCGTTGTCATGCGGCTTCTAGTTCCTCTCCGTCGAGTAGTTCGACCAGCAGCGCGATTGCCTCGTCAAGAAGCGGGAACGGCCGCGCGTACACGCGGGCTGCGGGCCATGCGGTTGCGACTTTCCAGCTCGTGCGCCATTCGAGGCCGCATAGCTGGCATGAGTAATTCGCTGTGAGGTCGCCTTCCCCGCCGATTCGCATTGCAGATGGCAATGCGGCCGGGGCGTCGCCGGGAAAGCAGACGGGGCAGGCGTCGGATAGCACGTCCATTTCCCTCCTCAGCCCGCGCGCTTCGCGGGGCGGTTGAATGCGGTGGCGGGTACCCATGGCCAGTCCAGCTCGTGCGTGCCCCATGTCAGCTCGAGCGGCCAGCTCCGTTCCTCGCGCGGGCCACGCCAGGCGTGCACGCGGACGTGACGGCACCGGCCGTTCTCGTCGGGCTCGGCTTCCGGGTGCGGCGCGATGCCGTAGCCGAACTCCGGCCAGCGCATGAGCAGGCTCGAGCCGATCGGCCGCAGGCCGCGGGCGAAGCTGGCGCCGGGGCCGTGGCCTGCGTGCGCCTCGGTGACCAGCGCGCAGTCTGCCTTGACGCGGGCGGCGTCGAGCGCGGCGACTACCGTCCGGGCGGCGCGCTCCTCGTTGGCGTCGGCCATGTGCAGCCGGTAGAACGGGCCGATGACGAGCAGGTCGGGCTTGTGCGCGGTGACGCGCTCGAGCAGCCATGCCTGGTCTTCCCCGGTGGTCAGGTCGATGCCCTCGGGGCGGTGGATGATGCGGAACGCTCCGGGCGGTACCGGGAAGCCGTTGGCGCGGGCGGTGTGCTCGAGCTTGCGGAAGTGGCGGCGCGACTTGCGCTCGGGGTTCTCGCAGTCGATGAACAGCACGCGGCGCGGGTCGATGCGCCGGTCCTCGAACGGGTGGATGCCGGCCGCCGCGGCGATGGCGAGCTGCCGGGTGATGACGGACTTGCCGAGTCCCTCGAAGCCGGTCCAGATGAGGCGGTCGCCGCGCTCGAGCAGGTCCGGGATGATCCAGTCGAATGCCGGGTCGCTGGCGGCGAGGAACTCGTACAGGTCGGGCGCGAGGTCTATGGCGGGCTCGCCCTGCTCCCAGGTGACCTCGAAGTCGGCGAGGGTCAGCCCGGCGGCGAGGTGCGCGGCGGCGTCCTTGTGCCCGGCCGCGGCCTCGAGGATGTCGACGGCCAGGGCGATGTCCTCGAGGCTGGCGGCGACCTGGCGGGCGTGCGCCTGGCCGGGCTTGTCCTTGTCTGCGACGACGTGGACGAACACGCCGCGCAGGGTTTCGGCGTACTCGGGGCGCCACTTGCCGGCGCCGCCGGGGTTGCAGGTGGCGGTGACGCCGGCCAGCTCGAGCGCGTGGACGTCCTTCTCGCCCTCGGCGACCCAGATGTGCTCGCCGTCCTTGACGGCCTCGAGTACCTTCGGCAGCCGGTACAGGACGCGGCGGACGCCCTCGGTGGTCCACCGGTAGCCGGACTTGCGGGCCCGGTCGGGGACGCGCTGGGGGAACTGCTTGTCGATGGTGCGGCAGACCTGGAAGAGGACCTGCCCGCTCTCGTCGGTGTAGTCGTAGACGGCGACGGCCTCACCGAACGGGGTCCACTCGCCGCGCAGGCCGCGGTCCTCCTCGCGTGGCGTGCAGAGGGTTTCCCAGGTGAGCCCGATCTTGGCGAGGATGTCTTCGGTCTGGCAGCCGGCGAAGCAGGTGATGACGACAGGCTGGTCTTTGCCTTCGGCGACGGACAGGCTTGACCGTGAGTCGTCATGGGCGGGGCAGCGGGCACTGTACTGGCCGCCGGACAGCCGGATGTTCTCCAGTCGCGGCAGGAGGATCTCGCGGAGGGCGTCCATCAGTCTCGCCACCAGGCGTCTTGCACGGGGGCGCTTGCCGGGCGCTCGGCGTAGTCCTGCCAGCGATCGCCGTTGAGCCAGGTCGCCGGGTGCGCGGTGAAGCTGATGTCGTCGCGGCGCCTCAGCGGGTCATCGCGGTAGCGCTCGGCCGCTGCGATGATGACCTGCGGGTCTGCCTTGCGGGTGCAGACGGCCGTCTTCCACGCCTTGCGGGCAGGGGTTTTCGCCACCTTGCGCGGGTAAGCGCTCCAGAACGCGGTGAACTGCGGGTCCTCGTCGGAGCCTGTGACTGGCCTGCTAACCGCCGAGTCCGGACCGGCATCGCGTTTCCGTGCTGCGCCGGACGCTAGCACAAGTCCGGGCGGGCGGTCAGCTTGCTGACCGAGTGCTTTTGATCTTTCTTCTGTCTCTGTCTCTGTCTCTGTCTCTGTCTCTGTCTCTGTGGATTCAGACCGTTGTCGGTTGACGATCGGCTTGCTATCGGTGGTCTGATCAGAGGTCTGATCGGACTTCTGACACCATTCGCAGTCCGGGTCGCGGGTGTCCGCGTGCCACCGCTTGTGGTTGGCATGGCGCGCGCCGCGCGACTTCGCCTCGGACTTGGCGTCGATCGACGCCCGCGACGGGTTGCGCTCGAGCCAGCCGGGCAGCAGCCAGCCCGCGGTGCCGCGCTCGATGAGGCCGACCTCGACCAGGTGCTCGGCGTCGCGCCGGGCGAACTTGACCGGATCGGGGTGGGCCAGCAGGCCGAGCTGCTCGTCGGGGACGAACCCGTCTGACTTGGTGCGCTTGCAGTACAGCAGCATCTGGACGTACAGGTCGCGGGCCGCGCGGGCGTCGCGGCCGTAGCGGCTGAGCGAGCGGACTTTCCGGTTGTCGGGGAAGTCGGTCGACAGCGGGACGAAGATCTCGCTGCGGCGCACTTATGCGGCCTTTCCGGGCTGCGGGCCGAACTTGCCGAAGCGGTAGGACAGCGCGGCCTCTATCGCAGCGTCGATCCGCTCGGGGCCGTCTGCGCCGCGGTACTGCGGGCAGCCGTCCTCAACGAGGCTGTATCGCATGTCGCCGCCGGCGCACCCGATGTCGAAGTGGTAGCCGGCCGTGCAGGGGCGCCAGTCCGAGTCGCCGTCCTCCCATGGTCCCTTCAGCGGGTCGTCGGTATCGGCCGGGTCGAGTCCGCCGATGACGACGTGCTCGCCGTGAGCGGTCGGCTTGCCGATCAGCAGGACTGCGCGGGACGGCTGCGGGCGCATGGCGGCGAACCGGCGCCACTTCTCGATGCCCGCAGGGTCTGCATCCCATTCCGGCTTGACCTCGCACCAGAGGGTGCCGCAGGCGGCGTAGACGGCGAAGTCGGGCAGGTAGAGCGTGCCGCCCAGGTCGAAGCCTTGCGGCTCGTACTCCCACTTGAGGTCCAGGCGGTCGAAGAAGATCGCCCACCGCGCCTCGAGGTGTGACCTGAACAGGGTTCCGGCGTATGAGCCGGGGAGTCCGCTGCGAGTCAATGCAGCCTGCCTCTCAAGACGATTTATGGACGCTCAATCACTATCGTAAACCACTGTCACACATCAAGGTACACGATCAGGTTTCTATGTCGTACAGTGGGATAGTGACCGTAGACCTTGACCATGCGACACTGACTGACGTGGACTCCGAGACGCGCGCCGAGCTTGAGCAGGCGGCCGACAACTACGTGAACGGGCCTGACCGGCTGAAGTCCGCGATGATCCGGGCCGCTCGCAAGGGCGAGAAGCCTGCGACGATCGCGCGGGCCATCGGCTACGCCTACACGTACGACTTCACCGCCAAGCTGGTCCGCGAGGACCGCGCGGCGAACCCTGGCGAGTACCCGGCCGACAGCTAGCACCCCGGCACCCCCTGTGAGAGGCGGCGCGCTCACAGGACGGCCGCCATGACGCGCACCGTCTCAACGCGCCTGCGTGCGCCCTGCCACCAGCGCGCGGCCTCGATGTCGTCCCAGGACGCCGCGCCCACCGGGTCGCGCTCCGAAGACCAGCAGCGGACGCACAGGGCACAGGCCGGGCCTATGCCCTCGCTCGTGCCGCACACGCTGCACACAGGGAAGCCACGCGGGCCGAGTTTCGGCGGCGCGCTGACCGCGAACAGCTCGAGCTGGACGGCCGCGCTCACGCCGCCCTCGTCTCGCACGACGTCGGGTGCTTCGGCGGCTTCTCGGTATGCGCCGCCGCCAGCTTGTCGACGTCCGCCCACGGGCCTTCCGCCGTCCAGTCGCAGGACAGGCAGCGGGCGGTGGTCGTGAGCTGCGGGCTGCTAGGCACGGGCTTCCCACCGCTCGCAGGCCGGCCACCACGCCCGAAGGTCGGTGGCCGCGCCGTGCGTCTCGTAGGGTCCGCTGCGGAACGTCGGCGTGCCCATCTCGCCGGAGCGGCCCCGGGTGCACTTGAGCCACTGCTCCTTGCGCACGATGAAGATGCAGTCGCCGCAGCGCGGGCCCGGTGCCTTCCGGTCCTCCGCTGGCGGCGCGTCCGGGTGCAGGCGCAGGGGCGCGCCGTGGACCAGGGCGAGCGGGTGACGGCCGCTGGCGAGCGCCTGCGCCTGGCGGAGCGTGCGCCTGCGGTCAGGCGACAGCGCCGGGCCGGGATCGGGCAGCGGCAGCGGCTCGAGGTCGAACAGCATCGCCTCAGTCATGTCTCTCCTTCGGTGGCCGCGCCCGCACCGGGGCGCAGGCGCGGCCAGGGGTCAGTCCTCGGCGTCGTCCAGGTGGAGCACGTCGCGCTCGAAGTCGTCGATCTCCTCGCACGTGGGCGCGTACGGGCAGGTGTCGCAGCAGATCTCCATCAGCTCACCTGCCCCGGCATCGCGCCCCTGTCGAGCAGCTCGCGGACCTCGTCCAGGCCGCCCGGCGCGAAGGTCAGCGCGTCCTCGTCGCGGACCGTCAGGATCAGCGACACCGTGCCGTCGTGGTTGCGCCACACCTCAACCGGGTCGCCGTCCGAGTCGGGCACCGTGCCGAGCAGGACGTCACTCACCGGGCTCACCCTCCCCGCGCGCCTCAGCCGCTGCCTGGAGCATGACCATCAGGTAGCCGCGCGGGTCCTCGTCTTCCTTCTCCGCCTGCGCCTTCCAGTGCGCCAGCGTGTCGAGCACGGTGCGCGCCTGGTTGTGCGACAGGGCCTTGCTGCTGGCCAGCACGACCGGCTTGCCCTTGCTGCTGAGGATCTGCGCGCACACCCCGCGCGCCTGGTCCTTCTCGTCGTCGCCGAAGTGGTAGGTCTGCGAGAGGGATGTCCAGATGGCGGTGAGCTGCCGGTTGGTGACAGTGCCGGCCGTGTCGTAGTCGCTGGTGTCCGGTGCGGGCTCGTCCTCTCCTGGCAGCGGTGGAAGGCCCTCGCCCGCGGCGGCCACTTCCGCCGGGGGGTCGGGTACGGCGGCAGGCCCGGATACGGGGGACTCCGCTGCCGCGGGCGAGGGGGCCGGTGTGCGCGCCTTGCGCTGCGCGGTGCGGGGCTTCGCCGCTTCGATGGCAGGCGTTTCGCTGTCAGAGGTAACGGTCACCTCGACGTCAACGCCGTCCTCGACGTCCTCCGGCGTGTACGGGATGCCCATGATCACGTCAGCGAAGCGGTGCTTCGCCAGCCGCGACGACGCGCGGGCGTACAGCTTGTCGGCCGGCCAGTTGCCGAGGTTCAGCCCGGCCTTCTTCGCCTGGTCCGCGGTGAATGTCACCGTCGTCCAGTCCGACTCGTCCTTGCGGCGGCCGCGCACGACGGCCCGGTAGTCGGTGTTCTCGACGTCTTCCCACTTGTGGCCGTGCGACAGGATCATGGCGCGCATCAGCAGCGGCTTCTGCGTCGGCTTGCCGCGGATCACGTCGATGTTGGCGAGGCTCGTCATCGGGCCGAGGCCCATCTCCCGGCCGGCCAGGATGCACGCCGAGACGGCAGCGGCGGACCCGCGCAGGCCGTCCGGGATGAACGGGGTGTCGTAGATCTCGTTGGCCAGCTTCACGACCTGGCCGACGATCTGGGTCCATGAGTCGATGTCGCTGGCCGCGGGGACGGCCAGCTCGGCGCGGGGCGCCCGGTAAACGTCTAGCTCGGTCATCAGAAGGGCACTTCCTCATCGAGGGGGAACACGGATGCGCCGGGGGTCACTGCCTCGCCGACGATGGTCTTGGACCGCTCGTTCGCCCACTTCCACATCGCCTTGACGTAGAGGAAGTAGTTGTAAACGTCCTGGTCAACCGTGACGGGCACGAGCGAGTAGCCGTCAGCGCGGACGTGGACGACGGCGGCGCCGTCCCACTTGGGCATGTCGCGCATCTCGCCGGCGGCGACATCGAGGTACTGGTCGCAGAACATGTACCCGGCGAGCTGGAGCGCGTTGTCGGGGAACACGCCCGAGCGGGCGGTCTTGATGTCCAGGCCGAGTAGCCCTAGCCCGCGCAGCCGCGCGCCGAGGTCCATCGTCCCGGCGTACTTCCACTTGTAGCTGACGACGGGCGCCTCGATCAGGACCGGGTCGACGTCGAAGTCGTCTAGGAACTTCACGTAGGACTCGACGTGGCCGGCCAGCTCGTCGGGGACAGTGACCTTCTCGCCCTTGATGAGCTTCTCGCCGAGGCGGTGGACCTCAGTTCCGCGCTTGCCCGCGGCGTCCCGGTCGGCGTAGTGGGCGCCTTCGAGGATCTTGAGCCGCTCGCCGAGCTTCCTGCCGGACAGGTCGTCCCAGTTGTCGACGGCGTACCCGGCGACGGTGCGGGCTGCCCAGTTGACGAGCGCGGGCTTGGCCAGGCCGTCACCGAGGATGGTGGTGACGCCGGGGAGCTTCACGTCGTCCAGATAGTAGGCGTGGTTGCGGCCGAAGTTGCGCCGCTTGAACTCAGCCATCCTGCCCGCCTCCCTCGCCGGTCATCTGCTCCAGCTCGGCGTCTACTGCCTCGTCGGTCCAGCGGCGGAGCATCCGCACCGCGTCGTCGATGGCGGGCTCGGGCCCGGCGGCGGTGAGCCGCGCCCGGGGCCTGTGCCTGACCAGCCAGCCGAACCAGGCGAGGCAGGCTGCCTGGGCGGCGACGAGCCACCCGGCGGCCTCGCGGTACACGGTGAGCCAGGTCATCGGCTCGCCCCGTAGTACTCGGCGGCTGCCGCCTTCAGGCGGGCGCGGCCTGCTTCCCCGGCGATGCCCTCCATGCTGAGCGCGTGGCCGTACCGCTCGGCGGCGGTGTGGATCATGTCGGCGTGGTGCACGAGGGGGGCGCTGGTGTAGTTCCGCAGGACTTCCCAGATGACGGCGGTGAGGTGCTCGCGGGCGTCGTCGGTGGCGCTCACCGCGCGCCTCCGCAGATGACCTGGCAGTTCCGGCCGCCGCTCTTGTACCCGCAGCCCGGGCACGCGTCCCCGGTGCGGGCCCTGCGCGCTCCGTGGGCGAACTGGGGCAGCCACTGCTCGTAGCCGCCCTGGTAGGGCGCTAGCTGCTCGGCGCTGAGGTTCGGCCCGCGGTCCTTGCCGGTGCCCTGGTAGGTGTAGTCGCGTGAGGGGGGCAGGCCGTTGCGTGCGGTGCTGCCGGGCAGGTGGGCGCGGTGGAGGCTCACGGCTGACCGCCTGCCTTCGCCTCAAGCGCCGCCGCGTGCTTGCGGCTGGCGGCGCGGTCGGCGTACGGAAGGGCGGCTATGAAGGCCACGAGGATGGCGTCGGCGGGGGTCATGAGGCACCCCGGATCTGCGCGGCCAGCCTGCGGCCGTCGTTGTTGATCTCGTACTTGATGTGGTCGCAGCCAGCCGGGTAGCCCTTGATGGCCAGCTTCTTGTTTACGAGCCCGTTGGCGGCCTGGTGCGCAGCGGCGGCGCTGGTCTCGCGGCCGTTCGCCGTCATCCGGGCGGCGAGGCTGCCCCCGCCCACGGGCGTTCCGAGGCCAGCCAGGGCCAGCAGGGCGAACTGCTGGCGGTCACTGAGTCGTACGGCGGTCATGCGCCACCGCCCGGTGTGATCATCTGCAGGCCGTCCGGGCAGATCTCCCAGAGCCACGTGTTGCGGGCCATGGACCGCTGGCAGAGCCCTTTGTAGGCCGAGTTGTCGAGCATCTTGAAGACGTAGCGGTCGTTGGACTCGCCGATGCCGTTCGCGATGGCCTTGGCGCTCGAATCCGGGTGGTCCCTCAGGTACTCCAGCGCCTTGATGAGTGCCGGGTTGATGCAGCTCGGCTCAGGGGCGTAGGTGCTCACGCGATCACCTGGCTAGCCAGCCGCTGCGCCTCGTCGACGTCGGCCTCGCACCTGTCGGTGCCGTAGGCGGGCTCCCGCCATGCGCTGACCGACGTGGTAACGGACGGCCGCCCGTAGGCGGTCTCCTGCCAGCTGTCGTACTGCCTGCGCAGCTCAGCCATCGACGGGGGCGGCTCCGCCCATGATGGCGGCGGGGGCGTGTAGGAGACGGCGGGGAAGTCGCAGGTCGGCGCGTGGTCCTCGGTGAGCGCCCGCTGGACGGGCAGGTCGGCGCGGACGCTGAGTACCCCGTCACCGCGGGTGACCTCGATGCCCTCCGGGGGCGTGCCCGTCAGCGGGCCGAAGCGCGGGTGGTCCGGGACAAGGGGCGTCTCGTCCTCAAACGACAGGACGACGCGGCGGGCGGGCAGCAGCCACAGGACGAACCGGCGCAGCCAGCGCGCAGCCTTGCGGGCCCGCGCGGGCTGCTCGCCCTTGAGGCGGTCAAGCTCGGCGGCGAAGTGCCAGGCGATGAGGATCGCGGCGACGGCAGCGGTGGCCTCGCCGATGACCAGGATCAGTGCGAGCGTGCTCATGACCATTCCTCCAGCGTCGCGGTGAACGTGACCGGCTCGACGGGCTGCTCGCGGTCGAATGCCTCGATGAAGTCGCAGGCCGGCTCCGGCAGGTTGTAGGTGGCGCCATAGCGGAGACCGTCGATGACGTACCGGACCAGGACGCTGCCGAACTCCACGAACACGCTGTCCACGCCGGGCAGCCGGCTGATTGCCAGCGCGATCGCGCACTCGCAGATGCTTGATGGCTTGCCGAGCCTGATGTCGTCGGCGGTGACCTCGACGGCCAGCGTTGCGGGGGCGCTCATGACGACGCCTCTCGGTCGAGTCGCGATCCGGCAAGGGCCAGGATCGCCAGGACGCTGACGGCCGCCCACTCGGTGCCGTAGTCCTCGCGCAGCACCTTCTCGAAGCACCCGGCAGCCTGCGCGACGGCCACGAGGATGCGCCCGTGGCCGGGGCCGAACTGCTCGCGGATCATGTCGGCGACGGCGGCGGCGATGTCGCCCTCGAACGTGTTGGCCATCTCGTCGGCCTTGTCGCGGAAGGCGGCGAGCATCTGGTCCGTCTCGGCTTCGAGGGTGCACCTGGGCGGGGCCGGGAACGAGGCGGTCATCGCGCCATCACCGCGCGCTCCGGCCATGACGAGCAGTCGCACTCGCCGTCGTCGTTAGCCGGGTGGCCGCACGACGCGAGGCCGCGCCCGGGCTCGTGATGCTCGGGCCGGTCGCAGTCCACGACCGCCCCGGCCAGGTTCCGGCTGTGCTCGCCGGGCTGGTGGCAGCGTGCGGAGGTAAGCCTGCTGTCGGAGGTGAACTCAACCGGCGCGGCGTCGGCCATGCAGTCGCAGCCGGGGACGGGCGGGTCCATCTCCTGCTTCAGCGCGACAAGCTCAGCGATTGCCTTGTTGATCGCGTCGATCGCGTCGGCGGTGTCGAAGAACACGTGCGCATAGGCGCTGTGCCCTGGCTTGCCGAAGTCGAGCGTGCCGTACTCCTGGCAGCGGCCGTCGGCGGGGTGGTAGTGGTGGCTGATCTCGGACGGGTCAACGTGGAGGCTGATCCCGGCTGTGGTTGCCATTCTGGGTGACTCCCTTATGGTTGTAGTTACCGGCGAGTGGTGACTCCCGCCGGGTGGCGGCCCCGTCTGCGCGGGGCCGTCCGTTTTTAGGCGTGCGCGGGGACGATGAGCTGCCGCTTCTCCCACGCCTCGACCTCCGCGAGCGGGTAGACGACCGGGATGCCGGGCAGGTGCCGCGGCCCCTTGCCGTCGTGGCGCCAGCGTTCGAGGGTGCGCGGGGAGCGGCGGAGCCGCGCGGCGAGTTCCTCTGTGGTGAGGTGCGGCGGGCCCATCAGACGGCCGCCGCTTCGGCGAGCGGGACCGTGATGTCGTCGAGCGAGGCGTTCAGCTCGCGGGCGAGGTTCCGCACGGCGGGGCTGGTGAGGCCGGGCAGCTCGATGCCGGACTCGATGCGGGACAGGTAGGAGGCCGAGACTCCGATCCGCTCGGCCATGTCGGCCTGGAGGACGCCGGCGCGCTCTCGGAGCTCCCGGATTACCGGCCCGTTGGTGACTCTGCTTCGTGCCATATGCGTAAGTTAACGTAATCCAAGTACCAACGCAAGTAACTAGGAGAACTACGGCGTAACTTGACGCACTTCAACGTAGATAGACAGTCGTCACCATGGCTTGACTTTCGCGAACTTTCGTCCACCATGGAAGCCATGGCCACCGAACCCGCTATCGGGACCAGGATCAAGCGAGCGCGCGAGCGCAAGCGATGGACTCAGAAACGACTAGCCGGCCTCGTCGGCGTGTCCCAGAAGACGATCGACAACTGGGAGAACGGGCGCACCGAGCCCCGGAGTTCCATAGGCGCGCTCGAAGAGGTGCTGGGCGTCAGCCTGACCGGCGAGCCAGCGCCGCGCCCCGTCATCTCCGGCGACCTCATGGCCGCGATCATGGACGACCCGGAGCTGACCGAGTCCGAGCGCCGGGTCGTCATCGACGCCGTGGAGGCGCAGCTTGCCCGGGAACGCGCTCAAAGGGGAGCGTCCGCGCCCGGCCTGGCCGCCGGTCCGGGGCAACAGCAGCCAGCGTCCTGATGAGCAGGCTGCGGTCCTGCCGGGCCGCGTCGACCAGCGCGCGCCACTGCCGGTCGGCCTCCCGGGCCGATCGCCGCGCCCAGCAGACGAACGCGCCGACGCCGGCCAGCACCGCGGCCGCCGACTCGATGCTCCGGGCAACCGTGTCGAAGCCGCCCCAGGTGGCGGCGGCGGCCAGGCCGAACAGCAGCACCGCGGCCGCGATGAGCGTCCTTGTCACTACCTGCAACGGGCACAGCCCAGGCCGGATTCGCCGCATTGGTCCCCCCAAGGACAGCTTTACTTGCCTATCTACCATTCGGTATCGTTCAGTTTCGCTA